CAGCTAATCCCTCAGTTTTAGACAATGCCCATCGCTGATACTTTTCCATTATGGGCATGATTTCATTATACCCTTGCAATTCTTGCAACGTTACTTGGTTATCTGGATTGACCGCACGTTCTACAATTTTCTTAAATTGCAAACTTGCTGCAGCAGTATCAGAGGTTGCTACCTCTTTTGCTGCCTGTAAGTTACTTTTTGCGGTTCCATACATTTTAGTTAATGGATCCGTATTTACGTCTTGTCGTAATTGTTGAACTAACTTTGATTTAGCAAGATTTTCTTCAGCTAATTTTTGAGGTGCTTCGATTGCTTGCTTACGTCTTAGTTTCTCTTCCTCAAAACCTAGTTCCTGCTTTTGTTTAAGTGTGAAATCGCCAGCACTAGGAACAGATATTAAGTCTTCCATTCCTCGCGGAACAACACCATATTCTTTTGCCATCATTAGCTGCAACTCATCGCCCAATGCCTGCTTGCGTTTCTCTCGCTCAGCTTCACTAGCCAAAAGCCCTAACTTAAGTTGTGTTCCAACATCAGCAAGCGGTGCGCCACCCGGTTGTGAAATTAACACATCAATAGCTTCTGGAGTTTTTGCTTGTAGGGCTTGCGTGATCAGAGGTTGCAACGCAAGATTCTGTTCCATCGCCTGCTTCTTGGCTTGATAACCAAGTAACGCACTAATCAAGCCACTCCCCAATGCAATGCCAATATTTGCGCCAACATTACCATAAGGGTTTATTAAACTTGGTGTCATTTGACTTAATGTCAAAGCACCAATACCAAAAGGCGTTTCTGCCGGTTGCGTATAAATACCTTGTAATGCTGCAGCTAGTGAATTGTCAGCCATAAGTTTACTCTACTTGTTCATCCAACTTGCTACGCCTAATGGAAGCGTTTGTCCAAAACCCGTTGCAAAAGAGGTCCCCCAGCTAACTTGTGGTTGTTGGTTATAACCCTGCATATATTGCAGATTCTGATTGTGCATTTGCGCTTCTGCACCGATACGTGCTGCAGCAACACTTGCTCCGGTTCCCATACGAGTGGCTTCAAGTTGTGCTTGTCGTTGCAAAGCATTCTGTCTACGTTCAAATTCACGCTGTGCTCGTGCCTGCTCAGCAGTAAATTGTTGCTGCGCTCCAAGTTGTTTCATCTCTTGACCAGCAGCGTATGGCATTGCGTACAGTTGTTGACCAGCCTGGAATTGCTCAAACGGTAACATTGCTGCTTGTTGTTGTTGTGCAAAACCTTGTTGTTGATAACCAGCACCCTGCGTAAATGCCTGCGACATAGCATTCAAACGCGCCTGTTCTTGTGAATCTTTGAGTGCTTTGTACTGCAGTTGATACGCTTGTGAGTTAGGGTCAATACCTTGCTCAAGCATACGTTGTTGCAATTCATTCTCTTGCCGCTGAAACTCTGGTGCCATTGTGCGCTGGAATTGATCCATCACATTCTGTCGGGCAAGTTCCATCTGTTGATTGTAACCCTGCTCAAATCCTGCTTGTGGATTAAGGGGGTCATATCCCATCGCTCCACCAATAGCTTTCTCGCCTAAATTGCCAATCTGAGTAAACAGTTCCTGCGCCTGCTCTTCCATTGTTGGTGGTTGTTCTGCAGGAGGTTCTTGCGTAGGCGGTTGCTGTCCTGTCGTATCACCAGGTTGTTGGGGTTGCTGACCACCCTTATCACCACCCTTTGGTTGTGCCTTTACTGGACGCCCGAAACGATCAATTCGTCCACCTTGACTATTCACAAGTTGCCCTTGAGCATTGCGATAAACACCAGGACTCAACCGTTGTAAATTTTGTGCTGGCTTACCTGGCTTGCTAGGCGCTTTCTTTGTTTTGTCGCTTGGTTCTTTGGTTAGTGCCCCGCCACGAGGTTTGCCCGTAGAAGGAACAATAGGTCTGCCACCCGGCTTTTGTTGCGGCTTTGGTAGTTCTTGTGCTGGCTTGGACTTAAGTGCAGCGTTGAGTTTTGGTGCCTCCACTTTTTGTGCTGGCTTGGTTGTTTGCGCTTGCGGCTTTGGTTGTTGAGCTACCTGTGGCTTAGGCGCTTGTACTTGAGCCTGTGGTGCTTTAACGGCTTCTGGTTGTCTTGGCTTTGCAGCTTCCTGTTGCCTAGTTTTTGCCTCAGCTTCTCTTCTGTTTCGCGCCTCTTGTTCTTTACGTGCTTGCGCCTCAGCCTCTTTACGTGCCCTAGCCTCAGCCTCTTTACGTGCCCTAGCTTCAGCCTCTCTTTTAGCTTTCTCAGCCGCTGCTTTTTGTGCTGGTGTCAATGCCATAACTATACCTGCCCGCCTATGTCGAATCGTACCTCGAAGCCTAAAAGTTGTAACGGTGAATTTTTAATGCTTCCACCAAACCGCACTGCCGCACAATGTCCCTGTCCCGCTACGGCGAATCTGTTGAAAATGTAATCAACCTCTGCAGACCACGGAGAGCCCCAAGCAGAACCCCATGCTGTGTATGAGCCAGGTGGCGTTGTAACAGTAGTTACAGTTGCCTGTCGTTTGAAATCAGTGTCCAACCCAAGATTAAGAGTTATGCCTTGAGTTGCTTTTAGCAGCGGGCGAATATCCTTGAACGCTTTGTAATTGCCCCTTGAGCCGTAAAACGAAAACGCCATTCGTCCAGCAAACGTAATGCTTTGTCCTATTGCACTAGCCACGGCATCTGCGTAACCAGTTTCACCCTTATACACAATGCCAGTAGTAGAGCCATAATAAGGCAGGTCAGTGTACTTACAGGCTTGTATTCCATGATTCTGACTATACAAAGTAAACTGAGTCCACGATTTTGTATCAAGTGCATACACAAGCAGTGTTGTAGTTGAAGTAGTGCTTGGCAAAATTATGTAAACTCTTCTGCCAGCTGGCCAAAAAAAGCCTGTCCACAAATTGCTCAGTGCTACCTGTGAAGCATACTGAGTAATCAATGGATTGATTTTCAAACTTACTATGTTCAAAGCCTGTTCAGGGTCTAACTCAAACAAAGCAGATACTGGAACAATGCCTTGCTGAGTGATGATCCAAACATCTTGATTGATACGAACGAACGCTCGTGTACCTAACGGCTTACCAATAATGAAGTGAGCAACTAACGTCCAAGCCGTGTCATCCGGTGAAGTACCGGAATACAGCACGATTTCTCCCTCAGATGAAACCGCCATGAACAAGTCTTGAGACGTTAGATTTCTTTGATTCGTGTAACTGCCAGTAAACAGCAGATAACCACCACGACGCATGATGTATTGAAAGTCATACGATTTGAACGTAGGACTACCAGATACATAGGTAGTACGAACCGTTTCGGTGTACCACATCTTGAGCGTGTTGCGCTCAGTCCAATACAAACGCTCTCGGTATGAGGATACGTTGCAAAGGTTAGAAACCGTTAGCCCAACCCCGCTACCCGTAATGTCTTGTGCAGGCGTTGCAGGATTACCCTGATAAACTTGTGGCGTATCACCTGAGTTATTAGCTAGGTAAATATTGCCAGCAAACAACTCTTTGTTCCAATTGCCGTCAGCGTAACCACCAACCTTGGAAATGTTTGTAATAGTTCCTGCAGCATTTATACTAAACAGTTGAGTGTTTTGAGCTGCAATAAGTTGTGCTGTCCCATCTGTTAATGGGTACTCATGCATGAATTCAATAGGAGATGCAGTACCACCAGAAGCGGTAGAAAGGTCAGCAAACTGCTCATACCCTAACCGCACCGTAGGCGCACCTGCTCCGGGGAACACATTATTAAGTTCCAACGCCGAAGCAGGGTCCATGTTATCAATTGGGCTTACAAGGTCTAAACCCAATGATGGTGGTGGTAAGGTGTATCCCTGAAAACCCATTTCACTTACATGCCGCCACGATTGTACGGGTTAAGTTGATTCATTTGCTGAGGTGTCAGCATTTGAGGTGCCGTTTGCGTCGCTGGAAATCCATCCACGGTCATTTGTGGTGGTAATCCTCCCTGTATGCTTGGATGAAAGCCAAGCTGAAACTTAGGACTTGTTTGCATTGGTTGCGGAGGCAGATACGATTGCTGCGGTATTTGTGCTTGCCCCATAAACGGTTGAACCTGCGTATTCATCATTTGTTGCCCTAGTTGAGCACCTAAATTACCGCCCATTGGATTTGGCATTGGTTGTCTACCAGGTTGTCCAGGCGCTCCAATCATCGGCAAAGTTGCCACTGGCTCTTGTGGTTGCATTGGTGGACGTGGTGGAAATGGACCACGATCTTTTGGCATTGGCACATTGGCTCGCTGCATTTGCTGAGGTGTTCGTTGAACTAATCCACCTT